CCCTTACCAATAAATAGCAGCTCTATTGCCCTCTTTGCCTTGAGTAATTGGTAAGCCTCTGCAGGGGCTGCTTCTGGTTTCCCTATACCCACCTTCATTTCATATATTCTGATGAGTCCATTTGGACAATCTGCCCTGCCGGGGATCCACTCCAGAACATCAGGTTGAACTTCGAAGAAACCTTTAAATGGAGATGTGGGGTTTTCCAGCCATTTGCGCATATCTGGGTTATTGCGCGAGGCGGGGGTGGCGGCTAAACCAACTATCTTTTTCCATATTTTAAAAAGCTCTTTATTAGTTTCTACATTAGGATTTTTAATCGTATTGTCTAGAGAAAATGCGGTTTTGAGAATAAAACCACGGCCTAGCCCCCTTACTTTAGTTATGTCTTTATTGAAGGGGGTGTCATTGAAATACCAAACATCCAGCCCGGCGGCTTTCGCGGCAACAGCGAAAGAAGTTGTTTCAAGAATACCTCCACTATAAGATTGACGAACTGCTGCGTCGCTGAAATGTCGCAGCTGCGCGTTCAGAACAGCCTGAAATATATTCAAAGTTCGGTTATTGCGTCCGATACCCGGAATAACTTGGACGCCTTTCGTAAATTTGTCCATCGCCTTCCGTAGTTCTCCAATATCCATCTTGTACCTTGTGGCATTGGTGGAGGTGACTGGACCGGTGGCGGTTTTGACTTGTGCATTCCCTTTGGCACCTCTGGGGGCTCTCGTAATATTCTGGGACTTTAGAAAAGCATTTTTCATAGGACCAGCCTTCACCTTATTTCCAGCGGCGTTCTTTACCCATATGGAACTTGTACCCCCCCAACTCCAGCCACTGAAATTATTACCAATATTCAGTATCTTGCGTTTTCTCGGGGCGATATTCACGTTCATTACGTTATTATTAACCCAGATAAAAAAGTTGAACTAGTAATAACAAATGTCTCACATTTCCAAGTCTATGCAAAAGGCCCTCGACCGCGTGTCTGAGCTGAAGGCTGATTTGAAAGAGGCCAATGCTAACTTGAAGAATGCTGTCGAAGTGACGACTATGTACGGGGCTTTCTTGAGCGCCATTAAGGACACGACTGCGAATGTACCCGACAAAGTCGCGGCCGCAAATGCCTTCAAGATTACTCTGTCTATGATGACAAAGAAGGACGAGGGCTCCGGGGATGCCGAGTAAAAATGAGGTCATGTGCAGCTTAGCCATGTGTAATAAATAACTCACACACAAGAAGATGTCTCCTAACGCGTGCCTTTCGTGGAATGAGAAGACAGGCCTGCTTTGCGGATACCCCGGCGAGGCGGCGCTTGAGGAGCCCAGCTTTGTCTGGACTTACTCCGTGTTCGAGGAGTATGTCGGCGAATACATCACACCCTCGATGTACGGTGCTATGGCTTCGTATGTCGAAAACAACCTCACAAAGGATCAGCTCTATGAGATTCAGGGCGGCGACTACTGCCCAGGCGAGCTGGAGGAGGCTGCGGTCAATGACTATTACGAGGTCCCTATTCTCGCCCGCATCGAACTTCACGAGGAGTGCTTGAAAAACCTCAAGGCTGACCGTAACCGCGCAGAGGAGAAGATGCACGCGTTCATCGATGCGTACCTCGATGAGGAGTGTCCGTTCGATACCTCGAGCCCCATTTACACCGACTACTGCACGTGGATCCGCGATGAGAAGAAAAAATGGGAAGAGGAGATGAACGACTTGCAGAACCGTGTATATGAAGAGGAGCAGTGGTACTCCGGGGCCGAGCGGCGGATGTCGGAGTGAAAAAGATGTAGTGTGCTCGCTAAAGTTTATAGACTTGTGTAATTATAAAAGTAAAATGGTTAGCCTACACCCTAGCGTCGATGTCCAGCTAGATGAGTTATCTGCCCGTATTAAGGATTATATAGAAGAACAGCTCTTCGAGCGGACTAATTATGAATTCTGGCATGAAATGGAGCATATAGATATAGAAACTATTCATGGTATCTATACAGCATTCGATCTGGCATTCGGGGTAATGTTAGAGCGCTACAGGTTCGCACCACAGGTTTCGGGCGTTCTCAAAGGTGCCAAGATTCTGATGCGAAGCTGTGTAAATGTTGCGATGAATAACTTTTACCCACACGGTCTCGGACCTTTCGAATACATGGACCGAGTTATCCACAATACTATGGATGCCTATTACGAAAACATCTACAACAACCTTAGGATCGAGATGATAGCGAGCAACCACGCGGCTCACATTGTTCAGCGGAGTTTCCGAAAGTGTTTCACAGACCCGTCCTACAAGATGTGCAGGCGGCGTCTCACTCAAGAGTTCGAGGAGTATAAAGCGAGCGTGAGTAATATAAATATCAAATGATAAACCCACGAACTCTTGTGCAGCGGCGCTACATTGATGTACTTTCGTCGAACGTGCCTATCGTGATAGGCACGGGGCCAGCTGGAACCGGAAAGACACTACTGGCTTGTCACATGGGGTCCAAGGCGCTTGTATCTGGGTGTGTTGAGCGCCTCATCCTCACACGTCCAGCCGTGAGCGTTGATGAACAGCATGGTTTCTTGCCAGGTAATTTGAATAAGAAAATGGAACCCTGGACCCGGCCGATGTTTGACGCGCTTCACCGTTTCATGTCGGTCAAGAAGGTTAATGAAATGATTTATGAGCAGCGTATTGAGATCTGTCCTCTGGCTTACATGCGGGGGCGCACATTTGACAACTCGTGGATCATCGGCGATGAGATGCAGAACTGCACACCTTCTCAGATGAAGATGCTTCTGACTCGCATCGGCGAGGGATCTAAGATGGTCATATCTGGCGACTTGGCTCAGCACGACCGGGGTTTCGAGGCAAACGGCCTCCTTGATCTTGTCGGTCGTCTTCCTACCAGTCGCAGCATTTCTCATATCGAATTCGGTGAGGATGATGTGGTCCGGGCCGAAGTTATCAAGGAGATTCTGCAGATGTACGGGGTCTAATTATAAAATGGTTGTAATGAAAAACGCTGCGTTTCCGAGTCGATGTTTAAAAATAAACACGACCATCCCCCGATAAATAGTTTTCCGTCGAAGTAATGCTATCGTTATTAAAAACGCCAGACGTTAATACTGTTACTATTTCATAATAAACACTCCAAACGTATCTGCTGTTTTGTTTATATATTTTTACTGGATTCTGATCAATAAATGTAAAGGCGGTGAGGTGCCTACACTATTCCTGGCATAAATTGTAATAATAAAAACCTGTGCCTCCGTGCTTTCACTTACAGAAAAATTAAGCACTCCCGAGTTAGTTATAGATATGAGTCCAGGTGTTCTCTCTCTCGCCTCTAAACACCACGAATATGGCGAATTTGTAGCACTGAGATTTATAGAATAAGGTCCGAAGCCGGCCACGAAATAGTTAAACCCTTGGTTAAAAACCTGTTCGGAAGATAAATTTCTAGCTTGTAAATTATTAATTACTGGGTAATAACCATATTGTAGGTTGTATAACTTTAAAGCTGGAATGTTAACCATAACATTGTAGGTATTTAAATACTGAGCTACTACTACCAAGTTTCCATCACCCGAAATATCAGAGCAAATGCTGTCAAATATGTGTTTTTCAGTAATATAGTTACTTGTAATATTTACTCCTTTATCCCACATTCCGTTTGAACATGTGTATACTATAGAGTTCGCCCCTGAGCTATATGGTATAACTATCCTATTACCATCACTTGATATTCCAATGATGGCTTGCGCCGTAAAGCCCCCGTATGGAGGCTGGGCATTCTCAGATGTTGAGTAATACTTAGATCTATCTAAAATAGTACCATTATCCCATACCTGATTATACCTAAATACTCTTATTAAAGTATTTATATACCGTGCGTCCCCGCCCCACTGATATATTACTAATGTATTACCGTCACCTGAAAAATCTAGTAGATAGTTCCATTGCATCGCCCCGTCTAAAACAACAGTTTGAGTTACACCATTTGTAACAACATTTATACTATCAAGCTGAACCCCGTCATTTATAATATATGCAACCTTATCAAAATTTTTAGATATAACCGCATAGAATGCGTTTATTGAAGTCTCAGATTCTACACTAGAAAAAGGATATTTTGATATTATCATATTAGCAGTATCTGTGTCAAGGTAGGCTATTTTTGTTCCATCGTTAGATACACAAATATAGTTTATACTAACGTCGCGAGGACGATACGCGGATATCCAACTATTGTTAGTATAAATTTTAACACTCGACCCGTCACTAATGGCTATAACACCTCCATCATATGATAGACTTGCATAGATTATGATAAAGCCAGTTTGGAGGGTCGTTATTGTTTTGAAATTTTCATCTGTATAAATTTTTATAAAGGTGTTATTAACAGTATAAGATATAATTACTTTACCATTTTTTGAAACTACTATATAGTTAGTGTCGGTAGTAGTTATCGAATTTTGTAAAATATACGGCTCCTGCCATGTACTAACTATATTGTTATATTTAGTGCCAGCTATATATTTTACATTTCCAATCGCGTGTGTAAAATCAGTCTGGTTGGTACATATCATTCTCTGGGTCTGTGTTATTATCATTTCGGTCGGAATAAGTTCGCGGTCTTTTGTCGAAATATAATAGAATGTGGCCCATATATAAAAAATGTATCCCGGTTTTGGACTTTTTATTCTGAATTCTACGTCCTGATACTTGACGTAGTTGAGGTTCAAAGCATCACTCACATCCTTACAGAAAAAGAAGTGAAGTGGATAAAAGCTTCCTGGTGCTACATTTTGTGAAATATTGGCCGACTCGACAACTGGCCATATTTTTGTAGAGTATATCGCGTCCTGGCTATCTATGAGCTGGTTACCTATATAAAAATCTATAGTGTCAAAAAAATCGATCCAGGTAGTCGGTGTGTATAAATTTCCATTCAAGTCAGTTATAGTAAGATAGCATTTACCGAGAAGGTCTCCCTTGCGAGGAACCCGGGCGTTCCCGCTGACGTTGAATGGAATTTTTACAGTTTCCATACCAAAATTAGATGCCCTGCTATAAACGCTCCTGAAAAGACTAGCCTCCGGTTCGCCAGTGAGCAAGACATCTTGTGCACCTCTGAACAAGAGGCTCATTTATACTTAAAAATATAATAATGAAGCGTGGCCGTTCGCAAACTTTAGAACATTATACCTGACAGAATAAATATAGTTTCCGTTGAATAAGTTTTTAGGGTAAATTATTTCAAACTTGTCGAGTCTGGAAATATTTATACTCCCAGAGACCTTCGCGAGATCAAGACAAAACGGAAACACTATTATGCCAGAGTTTGGCAAGCCACTGTATGAATGATAGTACAAATTTATATCTGAAATGTGGACATTACTAAATGGTTCAGAATCAACAAGATTATTGTATCGAATAATAGTTGAATCTGGAACAGCCGGGTGTGATACTTGTATACTGTTCAATCTGTTGATCAGGTCTGATAACATGGGACTAGTTAGAACTCTGATGGCTAAACCTGTTTCGTCTCCTATTAAAATTCTATTATCTGGCAATAAAGTTAATCTGGTCGGACAGCCGAATGTTGCGGCTACACTATTTGTTCCTGGTATCCCACCATCTGTTATTGGTTTTGTAGGGCCGACCCCCCCGCCACTATATTTCCACAGTAAATTTGTCTCTCCTATTATAGTAGTAACGGTCCCGTCTGGATATATAAGATCTAGGGACCCCCCGCGTGTATTAGCTACTATAATATGTGGCTTTTCTGAATTTTTATCAATTATATATACAGACCATGGTTCTATGAACCCTCTCGCTATTATTTCAGTTGTTTGCTTTGATACATTTATCTTGCATATTTCTCCACTGGTAAAAGCAGCATACATGTTTCCTAAGTTGTCAAAATCGGCATCCCACCCGCCTTTACCGAAAGTGTCACTGTTTTGTGGAATTGGTAGTGGTACAAAGTTAAAATTAGTAGGTATGTCTGCTGTTCGCAAAGTCGCTAAAGGGATGGCATTTACAGTGAGCGTGTATTCTGATGCAAGTTGTTCCCAGAAATTTCTGTCCGCGCCGCCCATAACTAAGAGGCGATCATTTACAGGATCATGCCTCATTGAATAAACAGCAAGGGGGCCAACATTTATATTTGGAATACCGACGTAAGTTGCGACTGGAGGGTTCCCTTGTGTCATTCTATAGAGTTTACTATGCACATAGTCTAGATACCAAGCCGTCATGGGGTCAATAAAGTCTTGGGCTATTGGATACCCGCTACAGTCATCCAAGGGCAGGGCAGTGGGAAAGGATATCACATAATTATCATCTACAAAGACGGGAGGCATTTGTTGTATCGCAGATTCAAGAAAGTAACCATTTCCGAACCGAAACACCAAATCGGGACCTATCCCCCCTAAATTGCTGAACGTATAACCAAATTCTTCAAACCTTATATAAGACGTTAATTTCGCATCTGGAAAGTCATATGTTCGCTGACTTTTTAGTATATACACTCCAACCTCCTCATTGGTGTTAAAAACAATAGGCCTCGTTCCTAGTAAATCATAACTAAATGAGTAATTGGTACTACTGTTTATGTGTATATAACCATAATTTAGGGGCCCTACGGGGCCGGGCGCTCCGCCGGAGTTATTGCCAGCAAACCAACCTCTCACATAAGCAATTTTATACGTGCCAGGGTCAAGATTAAACGCACCGTAAAGGTCAGGCCATGGTGGCCCTCCTGGAACGGGGTTTGCATACATAAAATAGGCTTCATATGATGGCATATAAATAAAAAAATAAAATATTATTAATATAAATGCGCACCTACTGGGACAATGCCCTCGAGGATTTTATGAAAAAAGTTGGCGCCGGAGATTTGAATGTAGCTAAGGAATTGTATGACATGAAAAAAGAGCCCGAACATCTAGCACAGGCGCTTCATTTTAGTGTTGCCATGGCAAATCAGGCAGTTGTTAATAAAATAATACATTGGCGGTATTTCCCTATATGGGAGGAGACTCGTGAATTATCTAAAAAGAATAATATAAATGTGAGCCGGTCGTATGAAAGTCTATGACAAATATACTAATGAACCGGATCCATTCTCTATCCGCAATAAGTTGTAATTTACGGCATAAATATAAGCCTGAAGAGGGTTGTCGTTTGTTATAGTCAAGATATTTACAGTTTGATTGACCGGCGTTATTAATTTAAACGAAGAAATCCTAGAAAAGTTCAGGGTTCCTGACGGTTGAAGACTTGCGGTGTTTATACAGAAAGGAACTATAGCTACACTCGATGTGTTTTGTGAATATCCTACGGGAGTATGATAGTACTGTGAAACATCAACCCATTGAAGTAATGACATTGAATCTCCAATATTCACTCCGTTAATTTGGACCTGCATATTTAGGTGCCCGGGCGATATGTACACTGACGAATAAGAGCTCGATTGAAATGCTAAATATTTCACCGGGTTCGAAAAGTAAAGTTCCATCTCGTTTCCTGAAGTGGGAACCTTTTGTCGCTGTACCTGTGTTATCAACAAGTTTCTAGGAATTTTAGTTATAACGTCACGCTCGGCCTGATCTATGTAAATGTAATTTGACCATAACGTATAAGTGAGAACCGCATATGATGAAGATCCGCCCGGGCGTATTTTGTTTAAATTTGCGGACCAAAATATCTTGAGAGTCGTTTCTTGAAACTCGAGAGCCACTAGGGGCAGAGAAGATTCCCAGTTTTTACAGAAAAAGAATTTTAATGGATAAAAAGAGTTTGAGTTGTATCCTGAACTTAAACCAGGCACTCCAGGGGCTAGACGTGCCTGACTGAGTTTCGACGCCCCAACGACCGGCTCTATGTTGTTGCTCCATACAGAGTCCTGCTCGTCAATCATCTGATTACCTATCCAAAGTTGTATTTTATCAATTACGTTCATTGTCCAGTCTATATTTATAACCAGACCGTCCGAGTCATGGGCAGTTAAATACATATAGTTAACCAAGTCACCACTTCTGTTTATTTTTATAGTAGACATATTTGATGCTTGCGGCTTTCCCTCGAGGGTCTGCCTGAGCACGGAACTCGAAAACTGGGTATACTTTGTAAATTTTGTTTTGAAAAATGAAGTATTCGGACTTCCTGATAAATGTTCATCTCCTGGGCCTCGGGCAACTAACTGAACTGCCCCGCTCATATATCATATGTTAAGAAAAGGTCTGACATGGTTTTACCAGACCTTGCTGGCTCTAAAAACACGTTCTGTGCAGGCCATAGACACTGAGCCACACAACTAAAACACCTTCAAAATGGCTTCAGTCTTCACTATCCTCAACAAGCTCTCTTCGACAACCAGCCGCCTTGAGAAGGAGGCAATTCTCCAACAGAATTGCTCGGACGAGCTTCTCAAGTATGCTTTC